CTGTTTGTAAATTATCAGCAGATTTTATAGTTGTTGAGCTACGAACAAGAAAATAAAAACATGAACGACCAGAATTACTTTGACCACCATGAGAATCTAAAAATGCAAGAATTTTGCTACTGGAACTGCTTGGTGTAATTGTTGCCGATAAGCCCGTATCAGTTGCAGTATTGTTTGTCGTGCTAAATGTAGATGCTAAATCACTTTGCACAACCTGTAACACCCCACCTGCTCCGGCTAACGCTGTATTTACTGCTCGTGTCATTCTGCTGCCTCCGGTTGGTTGCCTTCAGCAAGCCATGCTAGATAGGCGATGTAGTCTGTGTTGGCTGGGTCAAGGGGGATGAAGGCGTTGTCTGACAAACGCTCAACACAATCAGGATTACCAAAACGATTGTTAATTAATTTGTACATTTTTACAACTCCGCACTTGCTGAAAATGGTGCGCTTGTACCAGTTACATATAACCAAGTCCCAACACCAGCCGCCCACCCTGTTGCCGTATAGCCACTTGCAGCTAATCTAAAACCATTTACAGTAATAGACGCCGCTGTATGACTACCCGTTACTGCTGGGTAACCAGCGGTTACGCCAAGAAAACTAATATTTGTAGATGATTGACCTGCTGTTGCTAGTGTTATTGTTGGGGCTGACCTCATTGTTACGGGAAAACCAATTGGGCAATTTAACTGAGTAGTAGAATAACAAACTCCAACATAACATTCCTCATTGAATGTTGGTTTATAAAAATACCTTTGACACAAACTAAACTCCGTCCCAAAAGGCCGGTAATCAAACGATGTGGCTGTGCTGCCTTTTTCAAGCTGTACGCCTGTGATGTAGAAGGTTGCTCCGTTTGTGCCGACTACGCTGGTTGAACCCGTTGGCTGGAAATATAAGCTAGACGCCCAAGCATTAGCCGTCCCGCTATAAGTAGTTCCTGTTCCAAGGCTAAACCAAAGCAAAAGACCTTTGCCGTTATTTGTCAGCCAAGTGCCTGAAGTGTCACCAGCAATAGTTACTGTCTTGTATTCAAAAGTGTTTGCCGCGCTGATGGTGAAGGAGAATGGGTAAGACCTGTTCTGCGCCCCGTTTTGCAAAGCGCCACCAAATGTTCCTGTTAGCGAACTACGCACCCAAAACGATACAGTCACTGTTGATGCACCAGCGGCTCCAAAACCTAAATCAGAAACATTAAATCCCTCAATAGTGTGTTTGAGCGCAAAAATATCTCCTGCCGCTACGGAATACGCAGTTAAAGATGTAGCAAGCAAAGAATTGGTAAAGCCTGTCGCCGCTGTTGAGCTTTGCTGAACGCTATATTTTGATGTAACAGTGATTGCTGTTGACCATCTATCCAAGGTAAAAACATTATCCACTGTAGGCGTAACACTCGCCCCAGCGTTCCTCTGGTCAATCACCATCGCGCCGTTGATGATGCGGTTCTTGAAGCCGAAGCCCGTGGCAGCGGTGGTCTGGACGCTGCTGTCGTTGAAGGTTACGCCATCTGTTCCGCTGATTGATACGGTCATTTTGGAAACTCCTCTTTAACTGCGGTGATTGCGGCCTTCCATGCGTCCATGCCGCCGTGGTAGAGCAGATCAAGCTGGTCAGGGATTGATGGGTAGGCAGCAGCGCGTTGGTCTTTGTAGGCGTTGGCATCTATGTAGGCTTGCACAGCGGCCTCGTCATAGGCGACAGGGTTGCCAGCAGCGTCAAAGGCTTCATCACCACGGATAACAGCAGCCGTAGGAGCGACAGCGTAAATTGCTTCGTGCTTGTTCATACGCCAATCTCCATGAGGGTAATTGTTGCCGTACCGTTGTTATTTAAAATAACAGTTCCTGCGTTATCTCTATTGGCAATTTGTATTTTATAAGTTGTCGATGAGGTAGTTGCTGGTGAGTCATAAAAAACAATTGTCGGGTTCGTAGCTAATGTCGTACTTGATGAATTATTCAGTGCCGCCGCATCAAAAACAGTAGTTGCACCTCTAACTAATCTTATGTTCAATTGTGTATCATTAGCAGTCTTTGTACACATACCGCAATAAACAGTAACCAATATTTTGCTAGTTGCGGAGGTAGGAGTAATATTTAAAGTTACTGCGGTATCTGCATAGCTAGAAGTGGTTGAGGAAGTTTGTGTCGCGGTAGTTGTGTTTACAACTTGCAACACCTTACCCACACCAGCGCCGCCTTGGACAGCCACTGTGCCCGTGACATCAGGCAGCGTCAGCGTCCTGTTTGTGTTTGTGACAGGGGCTAACAGAGTGACCGTACCCGTGCCGGTAGCGCCACCTTGAACGGCTAATAGACTCATGCTGCCTCCAGTGCGGTGATGCGGGTTGTCAGGGCTGTGATGAGGGCTTGTTGTTCTTGGATTGCGGCAACCAGAAGCGGGATGACTTCGGTGTAGGCCACTTGCAAGTATTCTGTTTCATCGTCTTTTGAATTACGACCCTCAGTTACTGCTTCAGGCAAAACAGCTTGCACATCTTGAGCAATCAAAAACGGTCTGCGCGTGCCTTCTTCATCGGTCTTGTATTTACCAATGACCGCCCTGAGTTGGCTTACCTTGTTTGCGGCGTCCGTGATTGGCTCAATGATGTCTTTTAAACGCTCATCAGAAGCAGAGGCCCACGATGTTGCACCGCTTGTAAGACTTACTCCACCAGAAGCACCTGCACCTGCGGCAACAGTGTAGGTATCGTAGGCTGTGCCGCCTTTAATCCATGAATTAGAACCAGCATACCAACGGGCTGTTGTGCTTCCATGCGCCCCTGTTCTTCCTATAAATACAGGCCCAGTATTATTACTCGCCAGTGCTAAAGCAGTAACTAGTCCATCTTCTGACCTTGTACCAATTCCTAAGAACCATGAACCTGTACTAAGGGAAAGTCCTTGCGGATTTCCGTCCCCATCAGACAGCACGATGTTGTTGCTTGCTGTGCGAATGTCTACGCCACCTTGGTTGCCTGAGTACGGGCCAAGAATTGTGTTTTTAGAACCGGTGGTAACAAGACCACCTGAACTAGACGCTGTTGCAGAAGTCCCAATAAATGTATTTGATACACCAGTAGTTAAACCAGAACCCGCAGATACACCTATACAAGTGTTGTATGCGTTACCACTTACAGCAGATGTATATCCTGCTTGATAACCAATAAATGTATTTCCAGCGCCAGTGACATTCGTATACGCCGCCTGATAACCCACAGCGGTGTTGCTTGAGCCTGTGGTATTTGCCGCTAAAGCACTTGCACCCACCGCAGTATTGGTAGCCACAGCACCCGCGCCACGGCCTACTGTGAGTCCTTGGATGGATGCATCATTCGTGGTTGTAAATACGCCGCTTGCGTTAAACCGCGCAGACTCAACACCGCCCTCACTAAACCCGATGATGTCTGTACCAAAGAAGATGCCGGTGTTGGCATCACTACCTCTGAGCGCGGGGGTTGCGGCTGTGCCGTCTACATCAGAAAGGCCAGTCGTGCCGTGTAAAATTAAGCTCATTTTATTTCCTTAAACCACGACCCAGCGTGAGCCGCTGGAGACTGTGACCACAATGCTGCTGTTAACTGTTACTGGCCCTGCGCTCATGGCGTTGTCGCCAGTAGCAATGCTGTAGTTCTCCGCAATCGTGGCACTGTTGACCACAATGCCGTTTGAAGCCCGTGGTGCTTTAACGCTCAACTCACCAGTAGAAGGCTTGTACAAATACTGCGCGTTGCTTGTGAAGATTGTTGTCGGCACACCGCTAGTCGCAGATGCAAACAAGGGAAAGAGATTGCTTGCCGTGGTGGTGTCGTTGCTAATAGTTGCACCAGCCGTCCCGTTGGCGGCGGCAGTGATCAGACCCTTGGCATTTACCGTGATGTTTGCCGCAGTGAACGAGCCAACATTGGCATTAACAGTCGCCAGTGTGCCAGCAGCAGTGACGTTGGCCGATCCGTCAAATGACGGGCTGGTGTAGGCCAGGTCACCCGTGACTGCAATCGTGCGGCCTGTAGTCAGAGTGGCTGCGCTGCCGGTGGTGCTTTGGTTTAGCGTAGGAATATCAGCCGCAACAACAGCGCGGAATGTCGGTACACCCGCAGTCCCATCAGGCGCAGCCAAAACAAAGTTGGCTGTCTTGGATGCGTAAGGGTTGAGTGTGTCTCCGTAACCCGATGCCAAGCTGATAGCAGGGGTTGTACCTCCGCTAGAGGCAACAGGTGATGTTCCAGTGACCGAGGTAACAGTGCCTACAAACTGGTCAGCAGATGAAATCGTAAAGTTAGGGTAAGTACCAGTGATGGTAGTCGTGCCGCCTTGGGTCAAGGCAACAGTCTGATCCGGTGCTGTATTGGTGATGGTTAACGTGCCAGAAGTTGTGATCGGGCTACCCGAAACACTGATGCCCGTGCCACCCGTAGCCGCAACACTTGTTACCGTTCCAGAACCACCGCTTGCGTTGATTGTCTGATTAGGCCATGAACCTGTGATGCTGGTGATGTTTGTACCAGCTACTAAGCCAGGAGTTGCTGTACCCGTACCGCCGCTAGCCACCGCAAGAGTCCCGCCCAAGGTAATCGTGCCGGTTGTGGTGATTGGCCCACCGCTTGTTGTCAGACCCGTAGTGCCACCGGATACAGCGACACTTGTTACCGTACCTGTTCCCGCACTTACGTTGACGGTGACATCATCACCTGAATTCGTAGCGGTAACAGTAGCACCAACGAAGTTGATGTTCTTCACACCAGTAGAGATTGAGCTACCCTCGTCTTTAATGCCAACAGCCCCGTTGGTGGACATGGTGCTGATAACTTGTATCTTTTGCGCCAAGTCGGGAGATACAACCTCACCCACATTGATCTCTTGCCCAGTAGACAAAGTAATGATCAAGCTGCCATCAAAGTCAATCTTGGCGTCCGTGACAGAAACGCCATCTTGACCATCTACACCATTTATGCCGTTCAGCCCGTCAATACCACGAGGGCCTGGCAACCCATCACGACCTGGCCTTCCGTCCTTACCTTTCTGACCATCTACACCATCTCGCCCATCACGCCCATCTTTGATGTTGGCGACTCGCTTTTCAATCGCTTTGCCGGTTTCATCGTACCGCGCCCGAATATCGGACTCCATCTTCTTGAGGGCTTGCAGCACCAAATTGACATTGGCCGCAATCTTTTGTTTTTGGACTTCTTTGCTCTCAGCAATCGACTTGTGGATTGACTCAAGCGCCGCTAGCTTGTCATCGTCAGACATTGAATCGAGATCAATCATTTCAATGCTCCCGACAGTTGGTCAAGAAACTCGTTCTCAACTGAGCGTAGATTCTCTTGCTTGTTTGCCATCTGCAACTCAACAATTTTGGACTTGTTCTTGATGTCCGCTTCTTTAAGCATCAATTCCGCAATCTTGACCCGTTTGTCAAACTCTTTGCCTTCGTTGTCATCTGGCAGATTTTTGGTCAGCGCCGCCATAGTCTTGGCTTGCGATTCTTGCGGCATAAGCTGTGTTTCAACTGCCAACTTCTGCGCCTCTGCCCGATTCTGCTCCGCTTGCGTAGTCTGCACCGCGATCTGAGCCTGTTGCGCTTGCAAAGCCAGTTGCTGTTGAGCTTGCTCCAACTGTTGTGCTTCTGGGTTGGGCTGGCTCATCTGATCCAAGGCCGCAATCATTTCATACCTGTTAGACAGGCTGGAATTGGCAAAAATGCCCTTTAGAATGATCGGCAGCACTGGTGTATTCGGGCCAAGTGTCTGCAACAGACCCACAAACTGCTGTTGCTCGTACTCTCTTGCGATAATTCCAAGCGTAGCCGTCGGGATAAACTTCATGTCCACCGATGGATAGCGCTCTGGGTCGAACTGCATGTACCTGAACGATGCTTTTTGGATGAACGGGATCAAGAAATCTTCTTGGAAGTTCACCAGTGTGCGTTTGTACTTCTTGATAATCGTCGCAACCGCCATTGACATGCCAGCGCCGTCCCGATTGCCTTGGCTGACCATGCCTTGACCATCCATCGTGCCGGTGGCTTGTAGCAACATGCGCTCAAACTCTTTGGCTGTGTTCAGATTGTTCAGACTTGTCTCGCCAAACTTAAATGGGTAGAGAATCTCAGCAGGGTTGCCGTTGACCAAGAACGCTTTGCCAGGTTTTACCTCAAACTTAGCGCCCCGTGGAAGGCGGGATGCGTCCAAACCGATCATGGGTGAGGTAGTCAAAGCAAGAGAATCCAGATGGCTACGCACTTGAGCGTCAATCGCCTTCTGCATGTTGTAAGACTTTTCTACCGTACCTCTACCCAAGAGCCGATTTGGGACTGTATCGTCCTGATAAGACAGAACCGGACGATCCTTCATCATGTAAGGGTTTTCTTCTGCTTTGAGCAACAACCCCTCGTTGGCAATCACCACAATGGCTTCTACCATGTTAGAGTAATCATCAGCAACCGAGTCCTCGGGGAATAATTCCTCTATTTCCTCGTCCTTTTCGGTCAGGTACTCTCGCGGAACAAGGCCGTAGTACGTCAGCAGCCGCACTTTTCCGTCTCTGTACTGGCTAACCTCTTGGGTTGGCTCAAGATCAGTGTCTTCATCGCCCGTGGTGATGTTTACCTTGCGGTAGATGCCCTTTTCGATACCCTCCACGATCTTGTGGATGCCCACAAACTTCTCAATCGCAATGCCCATGCAGTCATCAATAGATGTCCCATTGGGGTCGAACAAGAAATTCTTAGGGTTGACCGGCGTGAGCTTCACTGCAATGCGGCTTTTTTCCACCACACCAATGGCAGCTTGCCCCATCTGGCCTGGAATCGGCTGGGTAGCTGGTTCAAAGATTTTCTCGGTCTTAACAACGATCTCGCCAATTCCCGTGCCATAGATTTCAGCCATCAACTCGATCTGGTCGATAGCTTTTCTAATCTTGTCTTGTTTGAAGTCTTCCATCAACTGGGCTTTGAGCGCTTCGACATCTAACGGATTTCCGTTGACATCTTTGAGATCGTCTTCAATGTCAAAGAACTCGCCCTGACCAAAGATAGCTTCCATGATCTCAGCATGGCGGGTTTCTACCGCTTGCTGGGTGGCAGGGGTTACAATTCTGCTACGCTCAGACTCTCGCGTTTTGTCCTCCGCAGCCCATTCGCCACGGAAAATGCGCTCGTATTCTAGGTAGTTTGGAAGAAAGTTCGTGTCGCGCCAGTCGCGCCAGCGGTCACAGTGGTCAATAACAAAAGAGGTTAGCTCTTTGTCGTTCTCTGTTGGTTCGTCGAACTCATTTTGATCCATGCTAGACCCCGCTTATTACGTCCATAGGTTGCCAAGAATCTTCGTCATCTTGCTCAAAGTAAGATGTCACTGCCAGTTGATCAATATAGCTCAATGCGTCTGGAAGATCGTCGTGTACCCCTTGGCTCGGAAACATCAGAAGCTGGTCAGTAAAGTCTGCCCAGTCTTCTTCGCTGTTCAGGATGACTCGGCCATGCTCAAACCTTCCCTGCAACGACCAGATGATTCTATCTGTTTTCTTACGATTGCCGTGGGTTAAATCGACAATGTGGCTGTAGACATTGTTTTTTCTCATCAAATCAGACAAGTAAGGCAGAACAGCGTTCTTTAGCGCCCCTTTCTCAATGCCGATAGACAAAGGCCGGTATTCCCGCATCGCCATCAAAATCTTGGAGGCTGTCTCACGGATGTCCCACCTACCGTGTTCTATCGATTTGACCCACCATTTGCCATCTTCCGTTACCTTAACAACGGCAATCGCAGACTCATCCAGCCGTTTCTTAGCATTGGCCGCTTGTTTAGCGACCTCCTCAAAGCCAGCCAAGTCCACGGCAACATAGTAGCTGCCGTGTTCAGGCTCAACCCCGTATTTGATCCATTCCTCTTTAAACACGTCCGCGCCAGCGTTGGAGAAAGACGCCATGTATTCTTGTTTGAACGAGAAGGAAGACAGGGTTTTCTTGGCTGACTCAATCTCCGTTGGGTCGATCAAGGGGTTGTCGGCAGTGGTGAAGTGCCAGGATTTCCAGTCTGTGTCTTTTCCATCTTGCCCCAAGTTGTACAGGTCATAGAACCAGTTCCTGCCTTTAGGAGTGCCGATAAACATCGCCCGACCCTTCCGGTCTGACAAGGAAGCACGGATAACTTGTTCCCAAGCCTCGGGTTTGATGTCGGCTACTTCGTCAAGAACCGCATAGGTCAATGAGACTCCACGAAGGGTATCCGGTCTGTCAGCGCCACGGACATAGATACGCGCCCCGTTGATTAGGGTAATGTCTAGGTTGTTCACATGGCTAGACTGGATGACCTCTCTGCCCAAGTCTAGAAGCAAGTCCCAGATGATCTGCCGAGACTGCCCCATTGTTGGGGAGACGTACAGCACCGCAGAGCCTTGTGGACAGCGCAGCCCCTCAATGATGAGCGTAGTAGCTGCTAGTCTGCTCTTGCCACACCGCCGTCCGGCTGCAATCACTTTAAACCGAGTCGGGTCTGTATAGACCTCTTGTTGCCAAGGAAGCAGAGAGAAGTTCAGGTCAGACATTTGCACCCTTAAAAACCACGACCGCTGAAGGAAAAGGGGCGCTGTTGGTCGCATTGCCAAACTTAAGTCGGCCTTTGATAAAGGTGATTTCACCCTTCATGGCGTAGTCATGCCACCACTTTGTATCCGTCCTAGCAGGGGCTAGACAAACCACAGTGGCGTTTGACTCGCTAGCCTTT